AAGCAGCAGACTCGCTTGCACCGGCCCCATAAAAATATAAACTCGCTGCTGAATTATCGTATATAGCAACTTTTGAAGTCAGCGTGACCGTAGCTGTTTGATCTAAAGTTAATGTCGTTTCACCGCTGTCGCCAGCCAAAACCCCACTAACTTTGTCTACTGCTGATCCGCTGGTTAAAGAAATGCCAGCAAGCGCAGCAGCACCGAGTCCTGATTGATCTAAAAGGATGTTTCCTGACGCATCATAAACGGTGATATTTTTAGCAAAAACAGACCCGTCAGGTCTTACTTTAAACGGCGCTTTTTCAGATTGTGATTCTGCGGCGCCAGAAAATATCCTGTATTCAGCAGAATCATTGCCGTCAATAACCGTTGTTGCGTTTCCTAATCCAGCAATAAACTTAGAATCAGTGCTAACGTCACCCGTGAAGTCTCCAGCGGATGCGTTTACAGTTCCGGTAAAGGTTCCAGATGTTGCGGTTATGTTTCCCTTAATCTCAGCTTGTTGAAAAAATGCCGTGCCAGATTTGTTAATCTGCCAACCAGTTTCATTTTGTACACTGTAATTAGTAGATTGTATGGTGGCCGCTATCTCATTAGATCCAATGTTTCCGGCAATGACTTGCGTCGTGCCAACGCTATCCGTGCCCATGACCCCAACGCCAATCTTAGTCGCTGCGATTTTCCCACTTGAAGGCGTGCCAGCCGCCACCATTGGCGACTTTGCTTTATTCGCACTGCCGCTGCTTGGCGTTGCCCCTTGCGGATACCTTACAGCCTGAATCCAGTAATAATATTCAGTTCCGTCTGCGGCACGTTGATCTATATAACTGCTTGCTCTCAGCCTGGCGATAGGTGTGTCACTATCAGTCGGCAGTGTGCCGCTGGTGTTTCGGTAGATGTAAATTTGTTCCCAAGAGGCAATGTTAGAAGGATTTGTCCAGTTTAGTTCTATGCTGTTTATGCCTGACGTAAGAGTCAAGGCTGACGGGCTAGGAACATTCGGCAATGCCGTACTGATAACGCCTGCGGCTGTGATAGTTGAATAGTCACTAGCTTCTGGGTCGTTGTAATTGTTGCTATCGTCTTCAATTAAAGTGAGGTTTATTCCTTCCCCATCTTCTGCAAATCGCCAGCCGATACACTTGAAAACCTTTGGTGCCCAATTTCCGCTGTCGACTGCATTAAAATCGCTCAGCGTAAGGTTTACGCGATCACCAATTGCAATCCGCATACCTTTAAGATTAACGGGGACAGTCACAATAGTTTGATGATATGACTGTGCGACCTGCATTAGTGCAAGTCTTTGCGCTGCATATCGGTTATCGGTAAACGGTAACTTCACCTCTTCAGTCAACACCTCGCCGTTATCTCTAGCAACTGCGCCTTTAGCCTGATTGTTAAAGTCGTTAGCCCCCACTGTTACAGGGCCAAACTCCATCATTTTGTAATTTTCGCTTGGGTCTATAAACAAACCCTTGATAGTGTTAACTCGATCCGACCTTGGGATTGCAGTTTTAATCTGAACAGGCCCAACCAAATCATCCTCTGTTAACGTTTCGCTTGGGCTAACGTATTTGCCAGCAGACATGATGTACTTGCCTTGGCTGTACGTCAGACTTCCATTCATGGCAGTCAGAATCTTTGCAATGCTGCCGCTATAGCTGTCAGCCCCAAAGATAACGCCAGAGCCTGCAAACCTTTTTTGCACTGCGCTGCTGGGAATTGGCACTAATTGGTCGCAAAGATCTGACGCCGTAACTACCGCAGCCCAGTCGATTTTGCTTGCTGGTATGCCTAAACCAAAATCAGAGTCGAGAAGGAAGTCAGCAAGTTGCAAGGCAGGATTTTTGCCCTGTTCGCCTCGGTCATAATTTCCTTGTGCTGTTCCTGTTGAAAGCGTGTCGTCGTCATATTTAATGTATGCTGAAGATGTTGGGTTGTCGCCTGCATCATTGCCAGCATGAACATCTAAACGCGGATCGTAGACTTTTTTGCCTTGAACGACGCACTTAATATTCTGGACATTACCAACCTCGTCCCATACCTCTGCTGAGCCTTCGTTAATACGCCATCTCGTATAAATAGAGGCTACGTTATCGCCCCTATGCGTTGCCAAGTATTCACTGCTGGTTTCTGAATTAGACCTAAGTGCGGCGAAAGCCGTCTGGCTGGCAGCGCCTAGCCTTGTGTCGATGTAGACTATGTTCTGGCTGGTGCCGTCTTCGTTCTTTTGAGGGCCGAAAAACCCGCTGATGACCTCCTTGGAAGTGCTGTTGTAGGTCAAACTTTGAGTCAAATCTATCGATTTATCGTCGAAAAATACTGTCTTAATTGCATTTAATTCATGGCCAGCTAACGCTACCACTTGGTGCAAATCTTCGTTGTTTGATCCCGTAACCTTTGCATAGGTCAAAGGCCCACTAACCATTGTTTCGCCGTAAACGAGCTTGCGAGGCTCAATGGTAGAGCGAACCGTTTGCTGTCGCGTCCTATCATTATCGTCGACGCTAAAATTAATCTTGGGTCTTAAAGCGCGAGATGCTGCAACCGTTGCGCTTATGACTACGGTTGCACCAATTACAGCGGCAGTTGTTCCTGCTGCGGCTCCTGCCGTGACAAATGCGCCTACCGCTTTGAGGAATGGGATTATTTGCGCCATACGTGCCAGCCTGCAATGATTAAATTATCTGGTAAACGAATAAAACCTTTCTGTAATAAACAGATCACCGTTTTACCGTATTTTATCCCTGCTACTTGACCGATACCATCGACATCAACCACGCAAGGGTCGCCATCTGATTTTGCCTTATTTGGAGGCTCTCCGATAGCGCGAGTTAGAACCCCTACTAAATCCCCATATTTTGCAATCAAAGCGTCCGCGCTTAGTTCACTTTCGTATTCTAGCCCGTCTGCGTAGTTTTTGCCGGTGATTTTGTAGACAATAAATGCGGTGAACTGGCAGCAGTCTACTGAACCATATTGGAAGTCGTTGCGACCCCAGTCGTTTAGTGCTTTTTGAAGGGCTAACGGTTTGGAATAATATTGTTTTTTATTTGAATTTTCTGGTGTTGTTTTTGATGCTTGTTGATCCACTTCCGCTCCAGCTTGGCTAACACTCCGAAAATATTATTTTGCATCAAAATGGGCTTATCTTGTCGTAGATTTTGTCCTCATCTAAATCAACGTCGACTCTACTTCCCGACCCACCTTTGCGCTTACCCCAGTCAAGCGTTAAATCTTCCATCTCCTGCAAATGAGTAAAGAATGTGTCAGGCTGTGGGTTTTGTGAGTCTGGCCCAACAGGTGAGTCATTCTGCTGCTGAGAATTTGTATACAAGTAATTTGATGACCTATCAAACATCGCCAGCTCGGACTCTGCGGTCAGTCTTATAGAATCGCCGTTGCCCCCACCAAGCACAGCGTCCATTGTATCTATGAACCCAGTCCAAATAACGTCTGGTGTCGCTACAAGCTGATCTGAGGCGTTTAATGCCCCAATGTATAAGGTTACTGGCCTCTGGTAATACGTTTCTCTAGCGGCTTCTGCTGCAATGCTTGTATCGATGCCACTAAGTGTCAATTGAATGCTGTATGGGCTGATTTCGTCGCCTTCTTCAATAGCACTAATCTGCCCTAGGTCTCCAGTACCTTGCCAAGCTCTAAGTCCTGCACCGTCGTTTGCATCCCAGTTATAAGTTCCTAGCCCGTTGTGCAATCTAATCGTGCCGGTTGAATTTGGCGCAGCAGTATCAAACTCTAGTTTAACGAATATTATCGGGTTGACATGAAGCCCTGCATATTGCGCCGCTGTTGCTGTGGCTAGATCTCTGCTCATGCTAGTACGTCTTCAACTGCGTCGATTGTGAAGGATGCAATCAACCCCGGCTGCGTAGTCCATTTAGGCTCAGACACTAGCATCATGACAGACTTTGGTGCGACAAATTCTATTGGCGCGTTGTTGGTTGGGGTTGACCTTAGCGGCGGGGCTATCGGTATTGCTACTTGGCCGCTGCCGTTAGAGTTGCAATCAGAAGTGACAATGTGCAGTGCATTATTAACTTCTATATAGTCGCCAGCTTTTAGGTATCCAGTTTTGTTTGCTGTCGCTCCATCTGCGTTAAGCGTAGAGCCTAATTGGTCATTACCATTAACGACTAAGCTGTTGAGAGACGGCGCAGTGCCTTGCCGGTCATAACCATAGTCAGAAAACTCTAGCCTATGCTCTTGTCCGTTTAATTTGGCTAAAAAACCTTGGACCCTTCCTTTGTCTGCGTCTTGCAGGTTGGAAAAAGTTGCTGTGGTTCTCCAAAATGCGCCTTTTCTGCCTGATGTTTGAACTGCGTTAGTTAAACTTGACCTAAATACTCGGGTATTCTGCACTAGCTCGAAAGTTTGGCTAGATGGGGTTAATCCGACTTGCGCGCTGAAGCTATAGGTGGTCATACGAAGCGCCTCCTACGCATCAGGTCTTGAATTGTAGCGACGGTCTGCTGCGAAGTCTGTTGCATTGCTGACCTAATCTTTAGGTCAACGTCTGACCCAGCGCCGCCAGAAGCATCTACATTGTTGACAATCGTTATGCCACCGCCGCCGCCCATCTTGTTATTGGGGACAATCGAGCCTGTCTGATTAGGTACAAACATTTCTGGCCCACGTTCTCCAACCATATAAGGTTGACCAGCTTGCACAGGTCCACCGATAGCCTTTCCGGTTAAGCCCTTAACGAAAGACAGAAAACCGCCTGTGATCTTATCAATAACGAAAAGCTGTACCGCTTGCATAATAAGCTGCGCGGCCATCTGCTTGAAAGCATCTGCAACTGAAGCTGTGCCTTTTACGATACTCATTAAGCCGTCCGACATACCTTTAAACGTGCTTTTTGTAAGCGTGTCGAGGTTGTCCTTAAGCGTCGGTAGTTTATTTAGGAAATCATCCAGAGCATTGCCCATTTTCTGAAAACCAGTAACAGTAGCCGCTGGCAATTTAGCAATACCGTCTTTTAGTTCGGCTACTGTCTCTGCTGCTTCTCTGTTCTTCGCAATAAATTCTGTGATGTCTGCGACTAATACTTCGCCAGGGTTCTGTTGCTTTAGGAGTTCTAGCTGTGCATTTACGGCCGCAATAGAGTCAGGCAAACTGCCCATTATCTGCTCGGCTGATTCTTTTATAGGGTCCAAGAATGGGGTGACACTTGCTACTTTATTATAAACATCAATGAACGTTTGCAGAAATGGGACAAGCCTATTGCCAATGCTGTTTGCAAATTCGAGGACTGAAACCTTTGCGGATAGGAAAAAGATTTGCAGTCCATGCACAACGTTGCGAACGAATCCAAACGCTTTTACAACAGTGTTAGCAACTTTTTGCCCAATGTTCCCAAAATCGGCAGAGTCAAGTGCCGCCTGTCTAAACCCGTCAGAAACAAACGTAATAATGGGCGCGAATGCTACTGACAGTTGATTAGTAAGCCCAGTGAAAACAGCTTTAAGACGAGTCAGGGAATCATTCGCCGCCTCCATCTGGGCTGTATCAGTTCTGCTTAAAGTGACCCCTAACTGTTCGGCTTCTGCCGTCATTTTCTCTAGGGCAGCGGAGCCACCGCCTAAAGTGTTGACCAGCGCCACGCCTTCAGAATCGAAGAGCTTCATAGCCAGCCTAACCTTGTCTGACTGCCTCTCAACTCCAGCCATAGAATCAGCAACGACGGACATTTGTTGGTCTAGCGGAAGTTTAACTAGATCCTCGGCGTTTATGCCAAGCTCTTGCAGCGCTCCTTTAGCTTCTCCAGTGCCTTTTGCGGCTTCTGCGGCTCTACGGGTAAACCGCTGCATAGCCATATCCATCGTTCCAGTGGATACACCTGTCAATTCTGCTGCGTGCCTAAGTCCCGAAAGCGCGGTAGTGGTAACGCCTAACTTATCAGCAGTTTTTGCTAACTCGTCACCCGCGTTGATTGAGGATTTAATTAAAGCGCCGAAGCCTGCTGCACCAACAGCCCCAACCAATGCGCTTTTCATATTAAAGACAGCGCCAGAAACCTTCTTCAAGCCGCTAGTAACGCCAGAAAAACCTGCTTTGGTTTTGTCGACCGCTTTTATGATTATGCTTACATCTTGCTTAGCCATCTTTGTCCTTCATAATCTTAAAGTATGACACCCATTCGTTAAGCTCAGTGAGCGACATCTGTTCCGCTTCTGCTATGGTCATGTGTAACCGATCAGCTAAGGATATTAAGTTCATCCTCAACGGATCGGACATCAGTTTTTTTCGGCATCCTCCGCAGACTGAATCTCGGCGAACATTTGCTCAGCAATGCCAGAGATAACTGACGTTTCCTCGCCCATGAGGTCAATTCGATCCTCGGCAGCTTTAAACAGTTTTTCACCATCTTCGCTCGCTGCTTTCATCATGATTAAGTCAACCATTGAAGCGATGGTTGTGTTCTCCAGAAATTTAGGGTGCTTTTTCTGTAGCTCATTGATGTCGTAGCACGTAATCGGAAAGCAATACATGACGAAAGGCTGATCGTTCTCGTCAGCCCATGCGTCAACGCTTATCATCCTAGGGGAAATCGTCCGTCTGTTGCGTAGCTCCTTCGCTAATCCCATTTTCTACCCCTAGACTGACGCTTCGGTTACTGCACCGGAAACTTGTACTTCGAACGAGCCTTCAACCATGCCATCGAAAGATGCTGTGATTTCGTTACTAGTTACAATCCCACCGCCAGTGTAATACTTTTCGCCGCTTCCTGTCCCCGTAGGATAAACCTCAAAATCGACAGCAGCCGCCGCGTCCATTACTAACTGAACAGCGTCAGCGTCATCCCAGTAAACCTCAGCAGATAAGGTGCCTGTTTTTAAAGATGAAACGTAGCTGCGATTTGTGTCGCCCATCGTCGTATCTTCGATTGTGTCCGCAGACTGCGTTAGGGTGTAGGATCGAACCTCACCCATAGCAGCAACAGTCCCACCATCGACAGCGAGTTTGATAACGCCTGTTGAACCTTTTGTTGTAGCCATTTGTAAATCCTCTAAGTTGTGCCTCTGGTAAATTGGTACTCAATCCGCACCGTTATAATAACACCGCCGACTGGATCAATAGAACCGTCATCTGTTTCTATACTAACGAGCTGAGTATCTATCGCATACCCGCCACGAGTTCTATCTACGTCTAACTTTTCCTCAATTGCCTCAATGATGTTATTTCTTGCTGCATCTATAGCCGATGCTTTGACATAGCAAACAAGCTGATAGTCGACTGTCGCAAATCTTTGGGTAAGAGTGCCTTTGATTGTTGAATCTTGACGGTCTTCGTTCTGCGTCCTAACTAAAATAGCAGGAAACTGTGCATTGCTTAACTTGTCAAAGTCGAAAGGCTCTCGCGTAACGTATTTAACCGTTACCGGCGTAGTAACTGCTTGCAACGTGGTCACAAGATTTGCCGCTATATCTTCTCTTATGCTCACAATTGCTTCCTAAAATAGTCGCCTAGCCTGAATTCTTCCTTGCGATTAAATCCGAAAAAAGGCCGCGTTTTGTTGTTCATCGCCGCCTTCTCTGCTGCCTCTTTGTTATCAAAATATATCTCAGCGGCGGTATTATCCCTGCGCCTTACCTGCATAGATCTCAGCATTTGACCAGTATTAAATAAATCTACTGGCGAAGATGGTTTGCCTTCTTCTGACAATGCAGCCATATACTGCGGAGAATAACCTTTGAAACCGCCTCCAAAACCTATCCCTTTTGCTGTGCGCTCTTTGATGATTTGCTGTCCTAGCAATCCAGTCCGCAAGATAGCGCGTGGTATATTTTTTGTTACATCTTTCTTGGCTTTATTGGTAGCAACCTGTACATTTTTTGGCTTAGTAGATAGCTTAACCCCAAGACCGAAAGCCATTAGCGTACCAACCGACCAAATGCGACGATTTCTTTTTCGTCATCGTCGATGGTGCCGCTGTTATCATCGTCATACTCAACGCCATCTTTAAAAATGTCGCTAACTTCTTCCTCGTAGCGCACCTTGTAGAAGTCCAGCATTTCTTTAAACCTGTCGCCATCTACCCAGTTGGTCAGTTGTGGAAGCGCATACTTCCATAGGACCAAGTAAGCATTGCAGCGAGTCCACTGTGAATCTGTGAGGTAAGACGACACCATTTCGCCTCTTATGCCTTTCTTGTGCCACCACTCATTTCTGATAGTTCTAATGAGGTCGGCTTGCGCTTTAGCGTGCTCGGTTGCGAAAGACGTTATGCCGAACGTCAGGATGTCAGGGATCAAAGCTACTAGATCTGAATCTTGAGAAAATGCCATTACCATTTCACCTTGTCGGCCCAGTAAGCCGCTGATGCTGTCTTGTCTTTGCGGCCTGCTGCTATTTGCTTGGCGAACCTAGCTTTAAACGATCTGCGCTTTGCCTTGTCTGCTTCACTTTCGCCATCGCGCGGCGGTTTGGTATCAGCGCCCTGTAAGCCAAAACGAATCAAACGAACCTTTTCGCCTTGCTTTGCCAAAACTGCGTGGCTTTTGTCGGAATGTTTAGGTGTGCGTTTCGGCTTGTTGTAGCCTTCGAACCGCTCGCCTCGATAAGTGATCGCCATAGAATCTCCTGAAAGAAACAAGCCCCGCCGTAGCAGGGCTGCTTCAGGATGCAGATTAAAGTGCTGAGTCGAACAACATCTCAACGCCAAAGCTGTCATCAAGCTCACCTACGCCATAAACGGCAGTGGCGTTAAGCTCAAAGGCTCGCAAAGATGCGTCCCGCTGTGGCTCGATCTTGAAGTCACGCTTCATAGCAATAGCGAGTGCTTCAGGTGCAAATACTGCGCCTTTTGCGTCGTCGCTGCCGTCGATAGTGAGATTTGCAGACTCGTAGATGTCGATACCAGCAATCGTACCAACAAACGCATTCACCATAGCGGTGTTTTGCGCGATGCCAGCGTTTGGATTTGCAAAGGTATTCGTCAAGTTAGCCTTGAGTTGATAAGCCTGGAAAGGATGCACAACCGCCGACATTCGACCAGTGACCTTATTGCTACGCAACGTTGCAGCAGCCTTAAACAAATCAGCAACTGTAATTTCAGTCCCAGCACCGCCTAAAGCAGAACTGAAGCCATCAAACAAAGCAATTAAGTCTTTGTCCATCTTAGTAGCAATTGAATTACCAAGGACAGTTCCAAGCTCTTCTGCTGGGTTGCCAGAACCCATTGCAGCAACGTCGGTCAATACGACCTGTGCGCCTACTTCTTGAACGGTGATCGTAATTGAGCTGGTGCTGACAGTCGTTGATGACATATCAGTGCCTTCGGTTAAGTCAGCAGCCGCGATTGCAGGGTACTTAGGAACCTGAATGGTTTTACCGGCATCAGCGCCGATATCATAACGAGTCACAAGACCCATCATTAAGGATTGCTCTTCAGCAGTAAAACGTGCCTGAGCGATAATGTTGACAAATAAGTCGTCAAGAGTTGTTGAGGTAGTAGCAGCCATCTTTTATATCTCCAAAAATTGTTTAGGGTAATTCGGTCATTTGGATTTCTTCATTGCAGAATATGCTTCTCTACCACCAGAATTCCAATTGTCGACCATATCAGCCACCGATACAGGCTTCGGAGTCAAGCCGCCAGCATTCCCAACACTTCCTGTGCCGCCGCCAGAGGCGCGGACAAAATGCGGGTTAGCTGTTAAGAAGTCAGCGACCAGCTCATTTACTGATAGCAAATCACCACTTCCGTTGTATCGCGGCGTACCTTGCTCATCTAGCACTTCAACCCCGCCGTCTTCAGCGAGTCGCACTTGGCCTTTCAGTAGCTGCGATACTTGATTTGGCGACACTGCGTCGTTATTGCTTGCTGCATTCAACAGTGATCCATCGACCAATGTTTCTTGCAGCTTTTGCTTATACGCTGTGATTTCCAAATCTTTCTTTTCGACGGTCTGCTTTAAGATACTTTCAAAGTCGCCGCGCTCTTTTTGCCGCTCTATGTCGGCCTGCTCACGCTCTTGCATGATCTTGCGCGCTTCATCTATGTCTATACCTTCGAGCTTTTTGTCCGCTTTCTTGCGTTCTCGCGCTATGCGATCTGCGACAATGCGATCTAACTCGTCTTGCGTAAACGTCTTTTGCTCCTGAGTAGTTTCCGTCGTCTCAGTTTCGACACCTTCCATGATTTGTTCGCTCATGTAACGATCATCCTCTAATGAGTATTGCGTGAAGTTTAACCTATAAAATCAAGGTTAAGCTAGTTTATTTCTTGATCGGCTTCTTCTTCTTTTTCTTGCCGTTCTGTTTCGCTCCGTAATAATTCGGCATTTTTCTTTTTCCTTTTCGCTTTTGGTTTTTCAATCGGCAGTAATTCATCAATCACTGCGTGTAATTCTGCGAAGTCTGCATCCTCGCTGTCTGGTGCATTTTCGGCTAACGGTTCAATGAGTTGCCTGATAGCAGGCGGGATTGGCCTCCTAGCACATAAGTTTCTAGCTCGATCTAATTCTTTGCTCATTCTTCCTCCACAATTGGAAGCCAATGGTGACGGCAATTATAACCGCCTCTCACGATAAACGGGTCGCCTGGCGCTTTACCAGCCCATGATCCCTGCCATTTACTGTTTATTTCTTCTTCGGTAAAAGTCTTGCCTACATTATTGCGGCAAAATTCACGGCTGTCACGTATCACGTCGCCATAGTATTTGAAATTTGTTATACCAGCCTCATTCGCTGTGGCCTTTGTAATTGACGCACTGTATTGAGCAAGGCTGTCGTTAGCCATCTGCGTTGCATAACGGCGCATGTTGTTGCCCAGCCTGTCGCGTGCATAAATGCTATGCAATTTGTCTATCGCATCCTGCTGCCGCTGCCCTGTTGCGGTCTGCGCTATTTCTACAAGTTGACGAGCTTCTTCTTCATCCGATTGCTGGTATACGCCATTAATCTGGCCGCGTAATTGAGCGATGAGATCAGCTTTACCGCGTCCGGTCAAAGTTGACTGATAAATGCCAGTTGCGAGCGTGTCTAGCTGTTGATCGGCTATGGCTTGAAAGCCTTGAAAGCTGAGTTGTTGCAGGGCTTGGATCGTCTCAGGTGCTACTCTTGTAAAGGTGCCATACTCTGACAGCATTGCAAATTGACTGTTCGCGACTTCAATATATTCGTCAATAAGCTCTTGCGCTTCTTGCAAAAAGTCAACTTCTATCAGCCTGCGGACCTCTTGCCTCGCTTGCAACGACCACTCTAAGTCGAATAACTGCCCATCAGCTTCTGGTGCGCTATTAACGTATGAAGCAATATTGCCTTCTAGCGTTTGCAGCACTCCTGCTAATCGGCGCTGATGACCATCTGTTAAGCGTTCGAGAAAGTCTGCGTAATCATCATTTGCGGCCATTATTCAGCCTGTATCGGGAATTGTCCTGTGACGCGAGTTTGCAATTCAATCTCTTTGTGTGCTTCTGATAGCTTTTCGTCATCTAACACTAGGTCGGCAATCTGCTTATCAACTTCGCGCTGCATAGTAGTCGAGGGAACTCCGCTGGCTCTGACTTGCTGCAAGAATACTAATTCTTTTTCGTAGTCACGTAGATCAAAAGAGTCAGGATAGAAAACCTCCACATCAGGCGTTATACCTAGCCAGTTGCAGAAAAATCCCCAGATATGCTCTTCAGTAAGCTCTAAAAGGTCAGCTTTCTCTGAAAGTTTAGCATTTAGCATCTGAAACTCAGTCTGCATAGCGACGCCCGATTGCGTGATCGCTTCAGTCCCACGCACTGCCCCCATGTAAGACATTCGATTTATCGCTTCTACTTTATCCTTAATTGACTCACGGATTGAGTCTATATTCTGACCGCTGGGTTGCAGCAAGTAAGGTTTCAAACCCGGTTCAGTATCTTCAGATAAGTTAATTACCGAACCAGCGCCTGCACTTGCATCTGCATCATAGGTCTTAACTAATGATGGATGATTGCTTATGCGAATTAGCTGCTCAATTTCGCTGAGTTCTTGGTAGATTGACTTTTGCATTAGGGCAACGTCACTGATATCACTAATGCCGATACCCCTTACAACGCTTCTTGCTGCCGGTAGAAACGCAGCAGGTATTTTGCCGAGCAAATTAGGAGTTTCTTCAATTTTGGTTTCAATCTTGCCGTCATCTTTCCAGTATTCAATGACTTCCTTTCGCCAGATTCTAAAGTAGCTAACCGTTGTCGTTGCGTCTTCTCTATCGATAGACTCTCGCAGCTTTAAATAACAAAGCTCAAATCGACCACTAGCTGTTCGCTCATACTTCCAATCAAAGACGTTTTCAGGCGTGAACAGCGTCACATAAGGCCGAATATCTTGATCTAGCTCTTCTGCCCGTGTTTTAGCGTTGCTTTGCGGCTTATCTACCAAGATCCAGACATGACCGTAAACTGAGGACCAGATCTGCGCTTGCTTCATAAAGCTATTGAAGCTCATGCCGTCTAGGTCAGCATCATCGCTGAATGAGGCCAATGCAGGGTTGTTGGTCAATCCGTTGAAGTTGCGAACTGGCGGCACTCTCCAAAGGAACGACGAATATATATGCACAATATTGCGGCAGTGGTTGTCGACAGGTGTTAGAGCAACCCTTCTGCTATATTCATCTTTTGATTCGTTCAGATATGCGGTCAAGTATGAGCCGTTCTGGTAATCCTCCCCGCCTAAGTATGAGCGAAGGTATAGCTCCCATCTCCTCTCATTTATGTCATAGTCTGGGTGCTGATAGTCTAAAAGTCGCATTAAGTCCACCTCGTAGGCTGTGGTGTGTCATGATCCTTGCGAATTGGAAACATGAATTCAATTAGATAGCCGAGCGCGTCATTCATGTGATCAAACCCGTCATCCTTATTTGGCTGGCTGGTGCCTTCTTTGTACGTTTGTCGCTCCAAACTGCTGATAACATTTTTGCAGTTTGACGCTACAAACAACCGCCTTTCTTGTTGGCTAGAAAGTAGTCGGCTGTTGACACTGTTAATCCTATCACGTATGGCAGGATGTCTAGAGCGTACTTTAACGCGAAACCCTGCGTTTTGCAGTATGTTTAAATCAGTGCGGCTACCCGCTGAAGTTTTACGCTGCGCCGCTGCTGGATCAGGATAGATAGTGATCACCTTGTTAGGATACCTTTGCCTAATCTCGTCTACCATCTCGTCGGTGTTTGACCCATACATTACGATTTCGTCTATCGCGTGCAACGTGCCGCCATCCCTGACACAAACAACCGCCGACATCGGATCAACGTTGAAATCCATTCCAATATGCAGCTCGTCTTTTGACCCGTCGTAAGCCTTGACTGACTGATCACGACTAAAAGCGTAATAAATAATCCCGCTGTAATTTACAAACCTCGCCTCGTATTCCTGTTGAAAGGTTCTTTCGTCTAGGTCGTTTTTCGCTGCTTCTATTTCTTGTAGGTCTACGTTGCCGCCCTGGATTGTTGTGTACTGGAAAGCCTCCCAAGACTCTTGACCATCTACGCCCCTAGTCCATAGATCGTAAAAATGATTTCTGCCTTTTGGCGTGCCTATAAACAAGGCATTTCCTCGCCTATCTGACAACGATGGCCGAAGAACCTCATGCCATGCCTCTGGGCGCATATCTGCAAACTCATCCAGTACGCAGAAGTCTAATGCTCTGCCACGCAAATTGTCCGGTTTTTCCGCGCCCTTCAACGAGATGCTTGACCCATTTCGCAAACTAATGCTTAACGAGCTTTCGTTTTTTTTCGTTATATAACCGTCAGGAATAGCTTCTACCAACATATTCCAAGCGATTTCCTTTGCTGCCTTGTAAGTCGGTGCGACGTACCAGCAATTACGAGATTTGCCCTCTAAAGCGTGTTTAAGCAGCTCATAGGTTGATAGAAACGTTTTGCCAAAGCGACGTCCTGCGACAACGACCCTAAAACGCGAATCACTGAAGAATATGTCATCCTGTGGTTTGGTTAGCTTCATCGGCTCTTTGTATCACAATTGGCTGTAGATCTGCGGGCGCTGATTCAGGCTGATCCATTTGACCAAGCCAATTTTTACCAAGCCAGACTAACATC